GTCGATTCCTCTCCGCTGATCGCCGGGGCCGTCGTTGTCGGCGTACCGGGCCTAGGCGTGCTCGCTGAAAATGTACCGAGCACCGGCGAGCACGGCGCGGGCTATCTATACCCCTCCCTCGAATTCCCTGCGGACGCAGGGAAAGAGGTGCGCGGGCTCATCACGACGTGGCCCACGCTTGGCACGCTCAAGGCGTTCGAGGATTCATCGTTCGAGTACGACGGGGCGAGCGACACGTTTGCGTTTCAGATGTACGTGGATGGCGTCGCAGTCGGCACCCCGCAGACGGTCACGATTACGGTGGGGGCGTCCGGTGCGCTCTCTGCTGCTGGCGTATCCGTCTCTACGGGCACGGCAGCGCAGTCTGTCGACATAGCGCTCTCTGCGATCGGCCTCTCGGTCGCCACCGGCACGGCAACGCTCGACGCCGCCGCCGCGGGCAGTCTCGCCGCATCCGGCGCGGCCTCGGCCACCGGCACAGCCGGCCCCGTCGCCAGCGTCACCATCGCCGCCGCCGGCCTCGCACAAGCGGCCGCCACGGCGGGCCTTTCCGCCAGCATCCTGCTCGCCGGCGCCGGCGCCGCACAGGCCGCCGGCCATGCCGCGCTCGCCGCGCAGCTCAACGCGCTGGCCGCCGGCGCCGCACAGGCCAGCGGATCGGCCACGATCACCGGCTATACCGGCGGCCAGCTCGCCGCCGGCGGCCAGGCGCAGGCGCTGGGCAGTGCGGCGCTGGTGCTCGACGTGCGGCTCGCCGCCGCGGGCGCCGCGCAGGCCGGCGGCAGCGCCACGGTGGATAGCGGCAGCGCGCAGGCGCTGGGCGCCAGCGGCGCGGCGCAGGCAGCGGGCACGGCGGCGGTGACGGCGAGCGTAACGCTGACGGGGGCGGGATTCGTGCAGGCGATGGGGGCGGGGTATCTGGTGGTGCAGGTGGATCTGGCGGCGGCGGGCTCGGCGACGGCGGCCGGGGTGGCGACGGCGGTGGATGCGGATGCGCTGGTGCTGATCGAGGTGCCGCGCTGGTCAGTCGATGCCGCAGGGCGGCGATGGGTGGTGGACGCATGATCAAACGATTGCCCGAGAAGCGACCCGCCGAGGCGGTGACTGTGACGTTCCGGTTCCGCCGCGACCTGGGCGAAGGTGTGACGCTGGCGCCGTCGGCCGCGGTGGTGGTGTCTGTGCGCAAGGGCGCGGACGCGGCGCCCCAGGCGATGCTCGCCGGCGTGCCGGCGGTGTCGGGCACCAACGTGCTTGCGCGGGTGATGGGCGGTGCGCCGGACACGGAATACCTGCTCACCTGCACGGCCGACACCAGCAACGGCGACCGCCTGGTGCTCGAGGCCGTGCTGCCGGTGGCACCGCCGCGCTGATCGCGTAGCGCGGGCGCCAGCGCCGGCGCTCGCCACACAGGCCCACGCCGCACCCGCGGCAAGGCCGGGCGTCCCGCCCAGAAAGCCCCAAACCCCTTTAGTTCAGGCTGTTCGCGCGCGCGCGACACCATAGCGGCATTCCCTGCCCTGGTGCCGCGATGCCCGCCGTAAACCTCCCCGACCTGCGAGACCTGATCGACGACCTGGTGCGCAACCCCGCGCACCAGGTGACGCCCGCCCAGCGCGAGCGCGCGATCGAGCTGGCGCTGGTGCGTTACAGCGCCGACCGCCCGCGCACGGTGGTGGAGGACGTGGTGACCGCCGACGGCGTCACCGTGCCGCTGCCCGCAGGCTGGGTGGCTGGCGAAAGCGCCTTGCACACCGTGGAATGCCCGGTGGTGGCGCCGCCCGTGCCGCTCGAGTCCGATGCCTGGACGATGTGGCGCACGCCCACCGGTGAGGTGATCGGCCTGCTGCAGGCGGCCACGCCCGGCGCCACCGCGCGCCTGCACTACACCGCGCCGCACGTCGTCGACGACGCATCCAGCACCATCCCCCCCGCCCACCGCGAGGCCGTGGCCTGCTACGCTGCCAGCCTGCTGGCCGAGCAGATCGCCACCGCGCACGCCAGCGCGCAGGACAGCACCATCGCCGCCGACCGCGTCGATCAGGCGCACCCCGCGCGCGAATGGGCCGCCCGCGCCAAGGCCTACCGCAACCGCTACTTCGCGACGCTGGGCATCGAGATCAGCGCCCAGGGCGTGGAGCAGCCGCGCATCGACGCGGCCGGGGTGGTGGTGGATCTGAACCTGCCCACGAGTCATGGGCGGGCGCGCATGTACCGGAGGCGGTGATGGCCGAGCTGCTGCGGGTGCAGATCGACGCGGACAGCCTGGGCCAATACCAGAAGCTGTGGGCGCAGGCGCCGGATGTGGCCCTGCAGGAGATGCGCCGTTTCATCGAGACCTGGGTGGCGCATCTGCAGGGCGAGGTGCAGCAACGCACGCCGACCAACCAGGGCACGCTGCGCAAGTCGATCATCGGCAATGTGCGCGAGGTGCGCGGCTTTGGCGTGGAGGGCGTGGTGGGCACGCCGCTGAACTATGCGGTGGCCGTGGAGTTGGGCACGAAGCCTCACATGCCGCCGGTGTGGCCGCTGGTGCTGTGGGCGCAGCAGAAGCTGGGCGTGCGCGGCGCCGAGGCCTTGTCCGCGGCGTATGCCGTGGCACGCAAGATCGCGCGCGACGGCACCGAAGGGCAGTTCATGTTCCGCGACACGTTCGAGGCCAACGAGGCGGCGATCGCGCGCGGCTTTACCGAGACGGTGCGCCGGATCGCGCGCCGCATCGCCGGGGGGCAGACATGAGCCAGAACACAACCCAGACCCGCAACGCCATCGTGGCCGCGCTGCGCGCCGTGCCCGGCATTGGCGCGGTGCATGACCACGAGCCCTACGCCAACCAGAACACGACGCTGCGCGCGCTGTACGTGGTGCAGACCGACGAGGGCGAGCAGCTGCGCGGCTGGTATGTGCGCCGCGTGGGCTTTCGCGTGCTGCGCAACGGCGGCGGGCTGCCGCGGGTGTTCACGACGTGGCAGATCCGCGGCTTCATGGCGCTGGCTGAAGAGGCCGGCAGCGAGCTGGCCTTCGACGCGCTGATCGACGCGGTGCGAGCGGCGTTCGACGCCGACCCCACCATCGGCGGTGCGGTGATGAGCACGCTGTCGGCCGAGGGCGAGGTGGGTGCGCAGCTGACGGCAAGCGGCCCGGTGATGTTTGCCGGGGTGCTGTGCCATGCAGCGGACCTGACCCTGACGACCGAGACAATCGAGTAACCCACCGGGCGCGGCCGCTGGTGGCCAGTTGCCGGCCCACAACCCGCCCCGGTGGATTCCGCGGGCAACACTGACGGAGAAGCGAAGATGAACGGCGAGCAACTCAAGTACTGGAGCCTGCAGGGCACGGTCGATCTGATGGACCGCGTGAGCGGCAACCCTGTGGGCGGCTTCTGGCTGGGCGACTGCAGCAGCATCAGCTACAGCGCCGAGCCGCAGGAGGAGCGGTTCAAGGAAAACCACACCGGATTCCGGACGGATGGGCTGGTGATCGCCCAGGGCGTGGAGGCCACGCTCGAGATCACGATGCACAACATCAACATGCGCAACCTGGAGCTGATGGTGGCCGGCGACACAGTCGCGCAGGACACCGACGCGGTGGTGGGCAAGGTGGTGACGGGCGCCACCCCGGTGGTGGGGCAGACCTTCCTGCTGGGCGCATTCGACGTGACGGTGGTGACGATCACCGACAGCACGGCCGTGACGCCGGTAGAACTGACCCTGGGCGTGAACTACACGCTCGACGCCAAGACCGGCCGCGGCGTGATCACCAACCTGACGACCGGCGGCCCCTTCGTTGGCCCGCTCAAGGCCAGCTACACGCCGGGCGCGGTGAGCTGGGTGAAGATGCTGACCAACACCGAGCGCGAGCGCTGGATCCACATCACCAGCAAGAACACGGTGAATGGCCAGGCGCGGATGGCGTTCGACTTCTACCGCGGCAAGATCGCGCCGACCAGCCTGCAGTTCATCAACGAGAGCCGCGGCGAGGGCGTGCTGCGCTGCGCGCTGCTGGGCGACGACACGAAGGACGCCGACGGCGACCTGGGCGTGTTCGGCCGCGCGATCATCCTCGACTGAGGCTGACGCGTGACCGTGCCCGATCCCGCCAACGAGCTCGACGACGTGCTGGGCGCGCCGGTGTGGGTGCATGCCGGCGGCGAGCGCGTGGCGGTGCGCGGGGTGTGGATGTGCGAGCTGCCGGACTTCCTGCGCTTGCACGCCACGCAGCCGGATGAGGCGCTGCTGGCGCGCGCGGTGTTCGATGCGGATGCGGCGCGAGCCCTGGACGGGCACGCGATGCAGATGCTGGCGCTGCTGGCCGGCCTGTGCGATCGCACGCCGGAATGGCTGGCTGCGCTGGACGATGCCGATCTGGAGAACGTTTTCGCGGCGATGAAGCAGGCCAACCGCGTGCTGTTCGAAGGTGCGGCGGCGCCGTCGCATGTGGGGCGCGACCGGGAGGTGGCGGCATCGTGGGCGCGCGCGGTGGCGCTGCTTGTGGAGTGCGGGCATGCGCTGGATGCGGTGCGCTGCTACACGGTGGGCCAGGTGGAGCGGCTGCTGGCCGCGCATGCGGCGCTGGCGGCCGATCGCCGGCTGGACGAGCTGTGCCTGGCGCGGGCCGCGCAGGCCGACGCCGAGGGCTTTCGCCGGGCGGTGGCCGAGATCAAGAAGAGCCGCGGGGCGCTGAACGCCGGCGCGGCCAGGGACTGAGGGGCACGGCGTGGCAGACCAGAACATTGCCCTGCGGCTGAGCGCGACCGCCAGCGGCGCGCGCGCGGCATTCGGCGAGGTGCAGCGCGGGCTGGCGAGCATTGGCGCGGCATCGGGCCGGGCGCTGGATCCGCTCACGCAGTCGGTGGCGCGGGCCACGGGCGGCTTGGGGGAGCTGCGCACCGAGCTGCGCGGCATCCCCGGTCTGCTCTCGGGCATCGGCGCGGGCGTGGTGGTGCGCGACATCATCCGCCTGGCCGATACCTACAGCCAGGTGACGGCGCGCTTGCGGCTGGCGACGCAATACACCGGCGACTTCCAGGAGGTGCAGGCGGCGCTTCGCGCATCGGCAGAATCGACCCGCGCACCGCTGGCCGACACGGTGGAGCTGTATTCGCGCCTGGCGCCGGCGCTGGCGAGCGTGGGCAAGACGGGCGAGAGCGCGGTCGGGATCATCACCACGATCAACCAGGCGATTGCGCTGTCGGGGGCGTCGGCCACCGAGGCGCAGGCGAGCCTGCAGCAGTTTGGCCAGGGCCTGGCGAGCGGCGTGCTGCGCGGCGAGGAGCTGAACAGCGTGCTGGAGCAGACGCCCGCGCTGGCCGATGCGATCGCCGAAGGCATGGGCGTGACGCGCGGGGAGCTGCGCAGGCTGGGCGAACAGGGCGCGCTGACGGCCGAGGCCGTCACGACCGCGCTGGAGCGCGTGGCGGCCCGCGTGGCCGAGGACTTCGGGCAGCTGCCGCTGACGACCGGGCAAGCCATCACCCTGCTGCGCAACCAGCTGCTGCTGCTGATTGGCGAGGCGGACCAGGGCAGCGGTGCGATGAACGCGCTGGCGCGCGCGATCGTGTTCGTGGCCGAGGGGGTGAAGAACTTCGGCGAGACCGGCGAGGCGCTGAGGCCGTTCGCGAACTTCGTGGTCAATGCGATCGATGGGGTGTCGCGGCTGTTCCGGATCGTGGCGACGGGGCTGGCGGGCTACACGCTGGCGATCAAGCAGGCGCTGAGCGGCGACCTGCAAGGCGCGCTGGCGACCTACCGCGCGATCGGCGACGAGGTGGAGCGCATCCTTTCCGAGCCGCTTGCCGAGCAGCAAGGGCAGCGCCAGGCCGCCGTGAACAACGCCAAGGCGCGGCTGAAGATCGAGCAGGACCTGGCCGACGCCACGGGCAAGCTCGAGCGGCTGCGCGCGGTCGAAGCGGGGAAGGCCAACGCCGACATCCTGCTCGACGACAAGCAGACGCAGGCCAAGCGCGTCGAGGAGGCGCGCAAGGCGACCGCGGAGCAGCTCAAGGGCACCGAGGCGCTGCGCGAGGCGCTGCGCACGGCGTGGGATGGCGCGATCGAGGGCGCGCGGCGCGCGCGTGAAGAGGCCGCCGCGCTGTTCCAGCAGGCGGGCGATGCGCGCCAGTCGGGCCTGGACAAGGCGACCGAGCGCCGCATGCGCGGGCTGTCGGAAGAAGACCGCGATGCGGCGGCGACGCGCGAGGCGCGCGGCCTGCGCGACGAGGCCAGCAGCAGCGCCGCGCGGGCGGTGATCAAGGCTTACGAGGGCGACCTCGCGGGCGCGCAGCGCCTGGCCGAACAGGCCGCCAAGCAGGCGGAGCGCGCCGAGCGCTACGCCGACATGATCACCGACGACGACACCGCGGCGAACCTGTTCGAGGAGCTGGGCAAGATCCGCGAGCAGGCGCTGCAGGCGCAAGGCAAGGCGAAGGAGCAGGAAGCGGCGGGCCTCGAGGAGCAGGCTGCCGCCATCAACGAGCAGATCCGCCTGGCCGAGGAGCGCATCACCGCGCTGAAGGCCGAGCTGGCGAAGCCGGTGACGATCGCGGCCGACATCGTCGAGGCCGAGAAGCAGATCGGGATCCTGAAAGAACGCCTTGCCGAGCTGCAGGACAAGACGGTCACCGTGACGGTGAACCGCGTCGAGACGGGCGCGAGCACGCCGGCCCCGGAGGCGGGGTTCTGGACGGGCGGTTATGTGCGCGGCCCAGGCACGGGCACCAGTGACAGCATCCTGGCGCGGCTGTCGGATGGCGAGTACGTCATCCGCGCGGCCGCCGTGCGCCGATACGGCGTGGGGCTGCTCAACGCGCTGAACGGCATGCGCCTGCCGAAGTTCGCCAGCGGCGGGCTTGTGTCGGGCGCGCTGCAGTCTGCCGCCACCGCCGCGTCTTCCGGCCCCGCTGGCACCCCAGTCGTGCTCGACTTCGGCCAGCTTGGCCGCTATTCCACTTCGGCCGCACCGGACGTGGCGGGCGAGCTCGTCCGCGTCTTCCAGCGCGCGGCCTTGCAAAGGGGCCGCCGCAAATGAGCCGCCGACAGCCAGATCTGACGCTCGACGGCGTCCGCATGCCGCTCGCCGTGGCGGGCACCATCAGCCAGACCTACGAGGACTTCGGCGGCTTCGGCCTGCTGCGTCTGGGCCTGGGCGCGGCGGTGCATCAGGAGGTGTGGCGCAAGACGCGCACCACGCTGTCCGCATCCGGCCTGATCCCGCCAGGCCTTGCGTCGGTGGATTGGACCGCCGCCCACACGCTGGGCTGCGTAGGCCCGCGCAGCATCCAGTCCGCCGGCAATGTGATCACCCTGCCCGCCGCCCGCCGCACCGACGCCGCGCCCTATGGGTTTGCGGTGGATGCAATCGGTTTGCTTCGGCCGGTGGTGGTGAGCCTGGCCGGCAACACCGCGACCCTGGCCGTGTGGGCCGGGGCGGTGAGCTACCAGGTGCTGTATTACCCGCTGCTGACGGTGCGCGCGCCGGCGGGGGTGCGGGTGGAGTACGACGCGGCGGGGGCGGTGGCGGGGTGGGAACTAGTCTGCGAGGAGGCCTGACGTGCCCGTGAGCTTTATCACCCGGTCTCTGCCTGCCGGCTGGGCGTTTGCTGGCAGGGGCATCGAGTGGGCCGGGAAAATCTATGTCGGCGCCACGTCCGACACCGCTGCCCCGATGCTGATGGTGTCAATCGACGGCGGCGAGACGTTCACGCCGAACGCCTGGACCGCGACATCAGGCCCGCCGCTGCGATTCTGCGCCCGCGTCGGCTGCATCGTTGCCGGCACGGCCGGCGGCCTGTGTTATTCGACGGATGGCGGCATTACATGGGCGCTCGGCGGCGCCAACCTCAGCTCTGATCTCGGCATCGTCACCGATGGCACGCACTTTCTTGCGCTTGCGACCGGCACACTATTCCACCGCTCCGCAGATGGCGTGACATGGACATCGGCGCTAGCCGCATCACTGCCGCTGACTGTAATACGGGACATCGCCGGTGCGTCCGGCGCGCTGCTCATCGCCGGCGGCAACACAAGCGCGCCGCGCAGCCGCATCTATCGCAGCGTCAACGGCGGCGGCGCATGGTCGCTGGTGCAGTCCGTCAGCAGCGCCTCGGGTACATCCATGGACCGCATTGCGGCAGACAGCGCGCTATGCGCCGCCAGTTGGACGCTCGGCGACGGCATGTATGTCTCAACCAACGGCGGGGCGTCGTGGGCATGGAGAGCGTCGACATCAAGCGGGGCGCCGAACCGGATCGCGGTGCAAGATGCGGTAATCCTCGGCCCAATCAATGCGACGTACATGCAGCGATCGACGGACGGCGGGGCTACGGTGCTGCCAGCAGACATCGTGGCCCCCGGCCTGCCGGCTGCCAGCCACCAGCCCGCCCCGTGGCCGGCAGGGGGTGGCTTGTGGATCATAACCGCGCGCCCGTTCGCAAACCTCCCTGAAGGGCCGAGCGTCGCCCCGCACTACTCTGAGGACAACGGCGACACGTGGTCGCCGATCACCGTGCCCGGTCCGGTGCACGGCATTGTCGTCGCTGCTGACGGACCATTGATCATCACCACGGGCGCCGAGTGGCTCGTGCCCGGCGTGGAGGCGCAGCAGGCGTCGACGCCGTGGCCGGTCGCAATTGTGCCTGCCCTGGTTGCAACCACTGATTGGCCGGTAACAGTGACGGCCGCGCCAGAGCTGCGGGCGAGTACGCCATGGCGCGTCGTCGTCGCCGCAGCACAGCAGGCGACGACGACGTGGCCCGTGCAAGTGCTCGACGCCGCAATGCTCGGCGGTCTCGACGGCGCCGGGTCGTGGGCTGCCGCCCCGGACGGCAGGTGGGAGGCGGTGGTGTGGCTGGGCACGGACAACATCAGCGCCCGCATCCTCGGCACCGTGTCGGTGCAAATCGAGGCCGACGCCGCGCGCACGGCTGAGTTTTCGTTCCTGCCTGCGGCGCCCATCCAGCCGCTCGGGCTCATCGGCCAGCGCGTGCGCCTGGCCTTTGCGCAGGCCGGCGGGCTCAACGCGCAGACGATTTTCCGCGGCGTGGTCGAGACGCCCACCATCGACCTGCAAACGGGCGTCATCACCTGCGCCTGCCACGACCAAGCGCAGGAGGTGTGGGCCAACACGCCTCGCGAAACCATTGACGCGCTCGTCGGCGGACGCTGGCATGTGGCCGTGTCAGGCGAGCCGGAGGACAATTTCGAGTACCTGCGCGAGCGGATTCAGTCCGTTGGTGCGTCGTGGGCGCTCGATGCCAGCCAGGCGCCGCGCGTGCTGCCGTGGGCCTCGCCCGCGCGCACCATCACCGTGCGCCAGACCGACATCATCGACGGCAGCCTGGCTGTGGATCTGCCCAGCCGCGAGCAGTTGCGCACCCGCATCGACGTGCGCATGCAGTACCGCTACCCGGTGCACAGGGCGCGCGGAATCAGCGCGCAGTGGTCGCAGCCGATGGGGTTCTTTCTGCCGAGCAACCGCGAGACCAGCGACAAGCCGGCCTACGTATGGCCTACCGTGGGCATGATTGAGTCGGCGGCCAGCTCGCCGCCAGGGTGGGACCCGGTCACGCCGTTGCGCATCGAAAACCCGCCGGCCGGCACGTATCAGCTCGGCACCGAGCTCAACCCCGCCTTTTACATCATCTCGTCCACCGTGGCCCCGTCTCTAGCGATGGGGTTTAGCGGACGGTATAGCGCACGCTGGCAGCAGACCGTTACCGAGGACTACGCCATTACGCTGGTCTGGGATGCGCTCGAGGCGCAGATCGGCCAGCCGGTGGGCGAGGAAATCGGCGCTTCACTGGAATCCACGTTCGACTCCCCCGGCTGGGGCTCCGACCCGAGCGTGGCGCCCGCCATCAACGTATCTGGCGTAGGCGACGTGTCGGTGCCGTACTACGCCCCCGGCGCTGCCCCCGCCGACCGGGACAACGTGCTGCGCACGCTGCTCGACCGCGCGTGGGTGCGCCTGTGGTCTGCATCCCGCACCGGGCGTGTGCGGTTCGCGCTGCCGTGCCGGCCGGATTTGTGGCTCGACACCGGGTGCGCGCTCGAGGGCGGCAGCGTGCGCGCCAGTGGCGTGATCGTGTCGATCGAGCATGTGCTCGACGTAGATGCCGGGCAGGCCACCACTGACGTTTCCGTGGCTGTGGGCATGCCCGGCGCCACCCCCGCAGCGCTACCCGCTTGGTCGCTGCCGGCCTCGCCCTACACGCCTGCGCTGCCGAGCCTGGAGCAGTTGTCCGCCACGATCGGCACCTACGTCGGCGGTCTCACGACATCGCCGCCGTTCGACCCCGACACTATGATCGGCCTCGTCACCAACGCCGAGAACGGGTCGATCCCTGGCCGCGAGTATTACCCCGTTGGCCTGTCCATCCGCTGGCCAGAACTCACCGCCGAAGACCGCGACCCGCGCGAACTCGAAGCCGCCGCCGTGGTATCGGTCGCCGTGCCAACCGACCTCCTGGAGATCACATGAGCCTCACATTCGCATTCTGGGCAGACGCCGGCATGACCGTTCCCAACGCATCCGGCGCCACCATCACCGATGGCCTTGGCCCTACCGACCGCATCGTCTATTTCGGGTCGCCCGTTGCAGGGAAGACGCTGCAGGCAGCGTCTAACCCCGGCGCCGACCCGGTGCAGATCAGCATCGACGACGCCAACGGCGGCAGCGGCATCGCGGCCACGGCGATCAAGCTGGCACTGACGGCCGGCGGCCTGAATTCGGCAGTCGCGGGCGCTCCGCTGTCGATCGGCACCAGCATTCCCGGCGGGTCGAGCATCGCTATCTACGTGCGCACGACCCAAGGCGCGCTTGGGGTAGGCAGCTACGCCGATCTGTCGCTTACGACAAACCCTTGCGTCGAGGCATAAGCCATGGCTAGTGCATCCGAGCTTGATAAGGCCATTGCCAAGCTCACCCAGCGCGAAAAGGGTTGGGCGCAGTTCAAGGCTGCGCCGTCTGTGGGCGCCCGCCCTGGCACGGTGACGACGGGCCGCCCATCCTCGACGGGCGGCACAGGCGGAGGTGCGTTCGCCGAGAGCGATTACACGTCGCGCGAGTACTGGCCCGAGCGCGAGCTCGCGCGGACGACGGACGGCCTGTTCGTTTTTCTCGGTCAGCCGATCAAGTCGATTACGCTGGAAGGCGGTGGCAAGGCGACGTTCATGGAGCCCGTCTGATGGGGCTGGATAAAGGTTCGATTGACGAGGCGCTGTCGTCGCCGACTGTCTGCGGCACGCCCTACCATGGGCTCGTGCAAGCGGGCGCGCTCGTACTGCCCAATGCGGTGTCGATGGCGTATGACCAGCCGGCGAGCGGGCAATACGGCGCCGCAGCGGGGGACACACACCTGATCGAAGTGCCCGGCACGCCAGAGGTTGTACGTACAGCATCAGAGCAGGCGCAAGACGAAGCGCTCGGGTATCAATGGCGCCACACGGCGATTCTGTCTGGCGCCGATCAGCAGCTATACGGAAAGCCGCTTAGCGGGTGGATATACATCGACCCCAATGGCGCGCGCTGGCGCGTCACAAGGACCGGGCCGGGCCTGGTCTTATGGAGCGCAGTTCCGGTGTCGTTCACCATCACGCTCACCCGATTCGGAGATGTTCGCGCCGATGGTCTGCCGGCGCAGAGCTATACGCACACAATCACGGTAACCGACTGGCAGCAGACATACACCGGGCCGCAGGGTGCGTGTGGAATGTTGATGGACCGTGGGGTTTTGTATCTGCACGCGATCACTCGCCACGGCAACAAGGCCGCGTTTGCAATGTGCAACGGCACCGATGTTTTCAACTACCTGACGTCTGGCGGCGCCGAAATCGACAACGTGCACCTGGGGGCGTATGTGCCCATGGGCTGGTTCGAAATCGAGATCAATGGGCCGGGCGAGTCGGCCACAGTAACCGGAGCGGTGATTCGCAGTCGAGCGCAAACCGCATCCTGGTCAGAGGTCGATCTAGACGCACTAGAGCAGCACGAGATCCGCTATTACCGCGTAGTGGAAACCGAGGGCTCGGGGTGGTCAAACCGCGTTGAGCTTGACCCTGCTTGGGATTACAGCACAGGCCCAGCCGGCGTATTTGCATACCAATCTCAAAGTCAGTGCATTTTTCGTGCTGGCACGCGGCTGCTCACGCAGTCCGTTTCGGCAATCATTGGGCTGTGGCCGGGGGAAGCGGAATGGATTGAGGTGCGGCGCATGATCGAGATCGTGCACGACAAGTCCGCGCCGCTGCCCACGACGATACCGGCAATCACAGACTGGCTTTTCACGTGGACCCGAGATCTCGACACCCTAAACGAGATGCGCATCCGTATCACGGTCGGCGGCGAGGTGCGCAGCGCAATTGATCTGTCGGTTCGATGGATCGGGCAAGTGGGGTATCGCGTCGCGCCGCCGGACCCTCAATACGAACTCCCTTATGCGCGCGAGTCCGAGCTAAACGGCGAGGCATGGACAGAGCCAATCATCAACTACATACAGTGGGGCCCGGGCTGGTCAGACGGCCCCGCCCCCGCCGTCTTTTCGGCGGCGCTCGTTCGCAGTACGCCCGGTAGTGAGCAAGTGCCGCTGCTCTCGGACATCGGCGCGCTTCTCTCTGGGGTTGGCTTCTACGAGTGGGGTCGTTGGGCGCCGCCATCTTGGGGCGTTGCAAGCGCTGAGATGCGGATTGCGCAAGTGCGCTACGCAAACAATCTTGTTGGCCTGGCCGTCATCGGCTGCGAGAGTTTTATCAACGGTCGGCCGCAGCGTCTGTTCTTGTTTCCAGCCGTGTCGCCAAGCGGCTCGCACGGCAGCCTGATCGAGCTCGCATACGACAAGACTCAGCGATACTACGGCTCGTGGTGTCCGCAGACTGGGCATGCGCAGTGGGGCGGTGCAGAGCCGGTGTGCTGGGTCTGAGTTTGTTCGTGTCGCAATTCGTTTTTTTGCAGCGCAAGCGCTCTATCATGCATTTATCGCGCTTTCTCGCCTGCAATTTTCGCGGCGCGCTTCACCTTGCGCTGGAGCTC